ACTTCAAGCAATCATTACGCTCATCATCCATATTCTGAGCAATCCAGTCCATCAGTACGGCGTAACGTTTATTATAGTACATCCGGTTTTCATTCAGAGCCTCAGTTCCCAAAAGAGTATAACGGCTCACCTCTCCGGTATCCATTATGTAATTCGTCAGGAACTCACCCGTCTTGTAAAGAATAGCCCATGCCATTGCAGCATCAAGTTCATTGTTCACGAAGTCGCTGTCATCAGTACAAAGAGCATCAAAGATATTACAAGTGAAGTTGCCGTGAAGTATCATCCCTGAGGCTTCGCGCACCGTCGGCCAGTCCTCACGTGCAGTGAGATCATTGCCATACACACCTGCTACCATCGCCCACTCAGTCCATCTGTCGCGCGAATACCTGTAACACGGGTCATCAATACAGAAACACCACTTGAACCCACCACAACCGCAAGTAAGTTTATTCGAATACGGAAGTCCTACGGGAGAGATAAGAAAATAATAGTTCCGGCCCAAAGTCAGTTCAATGTCTGCAAAGTCTGTCTTGTGTGGCCGTCCTGCAACGGACGTCAGCGGAATAGTGTAAAGCAGGTCATATTCATCATAGATTTCAAGATTTACGGCCTCCGATGAATTAAGGATCAGTGATACACCGCGAAGGTTAAACTTGCCCCCTCTGATATCTGAATACATCCTCAGTCCGTAGTAAGTTGATCCAGTTATGGTGCGTGTGAAAGACTTGCCCCCTATGTCACCCGTGAAGCGTTTGCGAGTTGGTTCTTTATAGTTGGTCAACTCCATTGTGAGATCAGTCTGAAACGCGCGGATAGCATTTTCACGTGCGCGTGTCATCTTCTCCCACAACGTTGTAGAGTTATCGGTGTTGTCGAGTATCCTCAGGGTCATTCCCTGAAGCTCATCGACATACAACCCTGACAGACTCTCATTGTATCCCTCAGGATAAGCGTCAACAATACAAGTATCATCAGTGCGGGTAAATCCAACAATGGAATCCCAACATGAAGGTATTGCGCTCATTTCTTTATTGTTTTAGGTCTGCGAACCGGTCTGCGGCTACCACAATTACACTTTTCTTCCATAGTTCAAATAACAAAGGATATCCCAAAATTAGAATATCCTTTGTCGTGTTATTCAAACATAATGTTTTTATTATGAGCAGGCAAATGCTAATACGCCCGTGTTGGTTTCGTCGCACGGCAGCGGATTTTCGGCAAACAGCCCGTGAAGCTGAACCTTTGCGGCAAGGTAGAACTCATTTTCAACACAAGTCTCCTGAGTGATGATGTCATAATACACACCAGGGATGTTGTTTGATGGTTCTGACCACAGAGCATAAACACCGGCTTCTGGAACAGCATTTGCAGCACCAAGCGGATTCCATGCTTTGTTGATGAACGCAACGGCGGTCTTATGCAGCAGGAACGTATAGTTCGGAGCAACGGCCTCGACGTTTTCGGGGTCCTGATAAATCTTCCGTATCGTTCCGATCTTTGACATTGCGGCACGTCCGGCCTCAGTCATTGATTCGTGCATCCTGTTAAAGAGAAGCTGATACAGATTGTCTCCGGTCAGAAGGTACGGTGATTTGAATTTGTTGTACCTGGTAACAAGATTGAAATAACCCCAGATTGAATCGTTCCATGAAGCGGCAGGAATAGTCGTCAGCGCACCGGCAACAGTTCCAACACCACCCGTGTATGCATTCGTACCGGCAGCGGCAAGAATACCTGTTACGATATACTGAGCCAGCCACTCATCAAGGGCTTTCTTGTGCTGAAGCATATTAAATGCAAAGGCTTCTGCCATCTCGATAGTCCTCTCACGATATGCACGTTTCGGCATCTTAAACTTCGTCTCACGAAGGCACTCAATTTCATACTCCTTACAGATCGGGTCAGCATCTTCGCCGTCAATCGTACAGTCGTCAGTACACGCAGTCGTGGTGATGTCACACTTCTGAAGCCACTCAAGGCTCACGGTGCGTTTCTTCTTTCCGGTCAGTTCTGTCATTGAAATCTGCTGGTTCTCCAGCACGGCCTTTGCAGCCTCGACATCACCGATAAGGTCAATATTTGCGATAGGGTCAGTCCACATCTGCGCGGCTTTTCCCTGGTAGGTGGCTAAGAAGCCACAGTCAACAGTTCCTATTGTACTCATTGTTTTTTAGATTGGTAAGACTCCATAACTTTTGCTTGTTCTTCCGGTGTCTTAGCCTCTCTCATCTTCTGAATGAACTCATCTTCGTTGCGCGGTGCGGCAAAATTGCTTTGTGTCTGTTGGTTTGCGGCACTTGACCTGCTCTCGGCTGTCTGGAAATCAAAAATTTCGGCAGCAGTTTCTTTTACCAGGTCAGCAAAGGACTTGTTATACCCGTGTGAGTCCTGAAGCGGTTTCCCGTCCTTCAGAACTACAATCATGCCGTCCTGCTGCTCTGTGAAGTCGTACGCACGGAGGTCCTCAATGTATTTCTCTTTCCATTTCTGGGCTTTCTTTGCATCTTCGGGCAGTATTGGACGCAGGTTATCAAGTTCAGCAAAAGCACGTTCTTTGACTTTAGAAAACATCGATTCCCTGGCGTGTTTCAGCTCCAGATCTTCGATCTTCTTTTGCCATTCCTTGTCTTTTGCCTTCAGCATACGGTCGCTTTCGCTTTTCAGTTTCAGATACTCCGGGTGAGCCGTAATATCTTCATCACCTTTGCCTTTAACTTTTTCGAGTTCAGTTGTCAGAATGAAATCAACTAATTCAACTCCGGTTAAATCGGAGTCAACACCAAACTTATCCTTCAACTGCGCCTCCATCTTGCTTGCCACTTCTTTCTGGCCTCGCTTATATTGGCTCGCCTGATCCTCTTTGAGTTTCGTTACTCTCGCGGTATCGGCTTGTTCAGCTGCGGTTAAGGAGGTCAACTCCCCGGCCTCGTTGTAAAGGCTGGCCAATTCCTCGTCGTCCATTTTTAAGGTTTTGGACAAAAACCCATTGAGCTTTTTCTGTTCAGCTTCAGTCATTTTTTATTCTTTTTAGTTTGTATTTCCGGCATCAGTATTTCTTTGTTGATAACGGGCTTCTTAATGATAACCATTTCTTTCATTGTGAAGTTTTTGGCTTTGCCGTGTTCTTTGAGCCACTGCCATTCTTCATCAGTGATGAACTGGGTCTGCTTTGTCCGTTTGGAGGTTATCTCTTTCATTTCTTCTTAGTCCTGGGCTTGGTTACTTTCTTCGTGGGTGTAGTCAGGTCATCATTCACTAACCCAGTTACCGTCATCTCAACTTCAGGAGCTTCAGCAATCCTATTTTCAAACTCAGGTTCTTTGCGGGTCAGTTCTTCCGGCTTCTCAACCTTCACGTTAATCTTCGGAATCAGAATCGGTTTGCTCAGTTCAATAGGCTTAGAGATGTTCAGATCAGATACCTTTGCAGCACCAAAGTAATCCTTTGCCATTTCATAAGCAGTAGGAGATAGCTCCAGAATCTTGCCACGAACTACACATTTAATCTTTTCCTTTGCCATTGTTGAAATTATTTGCTGTAAAGTTATACAATATATTTTTTATTAAACAAATTATTTTTTAACCAAGTCTGGACGCATTTCTTCGGCAAGTTCCTGCATTATGTATCCGACATGATGCCTACAATTGAATCCTCCGCAATGTATCAAAGGATTATACCCGTCGTAAGAAGCAATATATGACGGCACGGCATTCTTGTCTTTCTGTTTAATCTTATACCCCTCAGGATATACACCTTTGGCCGGAGTCCATTCAATCCATTTCTTTGCTTCCTCTGTCGTCCAGACCTTTCCGTCATGAGCAACACAAAAGTCGCGTGAATCATCAATCTTACCACCGATGTAAATAAAATACTTCATACCGGTTTCTTCGGCAAGCGACGTAGCGTAAGCACGGTCATATTGCATATACAGATCATGTGCATACCTGTTGAGGTGCGATTCAATCCCTCCAGGCTTTTCGCCTGAACCCGTAATCAGATCATTCATGCTTGCAATGAAATCCTTTGTGCTGACCTGAGAAGTGACCGACTGAGACATAAGATTCTTAACCGAAGTCAGCAGTTCAGTGTTAGCCGACAGACTGTCAAGAAAGCCCCCTCCAAGTATCTTGCCTCCTTTGATGCCTATTGCCGTGAGCATCTTTGTCTCGGTAGCAGCCAGAACCTTCGCAAACGTTGCCGGTAGAGAAGCCCCCATTGTGATCGTAAAGAACTGCTTATTGAGCGTTGTAAGCCCTCGAGCCGTATCGCCTATCTCAGATACGAAGGCAAGTCTTTGAGTTGTGGAGAAGTCTTTATACACGCGGTCAAGTGACTGCAACAGTTGATAGTTGCGGAGTGTGTTTCTTATCTTCCCGCCGGAAGTATCCAACATAGGGATTATCTCGCGCGTCAGCTTTGAGATGAGCATATTCTGAAGCCTCACGACTGATTTATTCAGTGAAGCCTCACGACGGGTGATAAACTCATCCTTACGCTGTATTATGTCAGCAATCCTTCTGGGCAGCTTCATAAAACTCTTTTTTCATGCGTGAATATGTTGTCATAGCAGAATCATGGTTAAAGTCTTTCTCACCAATGAACCGATAAAAGTTATCTATTGCCTTTTCAATTGTCAGCGAAGGCAACAATAACCTCTGAGCCTCTACAAAATAGAACATCCCAATGTCCTCATAGTTTCTTTTGTAGATTGCGGCGATTTTTCCCTTGTATGGTTTTTCTTTCGGCATTTGTTAGTTTTACTCGTGTTGCACGATCTGTTTTCATTAACGTCCGTGAGATATAATGATTCACAACTACATTGCATATCAGGTAGTGTTTTATCCCTTTGCGTTTCAGTTGAGCCACGTAAGCATCGTCCGAATACCAAAACCGATAGGTTTCATCCAGCGGGCCGATAATATCCCAAACCTTCGAATCTACAAACAGGCACCAGCCGGTTACATAAAGGCAAATATCATAACCCTCATAAGCATAGTCACCGCGTTTAAAGAGCTTCTGCCTGGGATGATTTGACAGTGCCGACGTAGAGAGATAACCATACTCTCGCATCGTATATCCAATAGACGACCAACCAGGCTGAAAGATAATGTCATTGTTTGCAAGAATCTGAACGTCGCCTTTGCGGTGTTTCAGTCCTAAGTTCAGGCAATGATTGTAATTGAACTCCCCGTTAAAAAACACAGTCTTATCTACGTTCTTATATTCAAAGACTTGGTGTGTTTCGACCAATATAACATTAACGTCAGCACAGTCAGCCAAACACGAATCAATAGCATCCTGCGTCATCTTTCTCAGTGATGCGTCACGTGAAGCAGATACTATGATAAGATCGTATTTCAAAATATATATTCTTTTGTTGGTGTGCTTTGATTCAGTCCGATATGATTCATCCCCAGGTCAAGAAGATAAGCCGGAGGACAACCAATAGAACGGTAATATTGGCCTATCATCCAGTCGCCGTTCTTCAGACAGGTATATTCTTCGCATAACTGCCGAACAAACTTTGCAGGTGCTAACTGAAAAGCCCCTCCGGTATGAGATGTGTATTGAACCTGGTATCCGGCTATCTCAGCCCGTTTAAACACGGTAGGATAGAACTTAGGGTCAATCATCAGGTCGGGCGGTGAAACTGCGTGTGGACCGGCTTTCTCAATGAAATCAACCAATCTCGCAATCATATCCTCGGTGACAGTCTCAACATCATTATCCAGCTTCAGGATATAGTCATAATCCTGCAATTGTTGAACGCCGTAATAGAACGCTGCCGCGATCCCATAGTTCTTATCCAACAGAATCCGGTATTTATCTTGCAACCATTCAACAGTGCCGTCAGTCGAACCATTATCAACAAACAGATGAAAGTCAACTCCGGTCTTTGCGTTAAATGATTCCCATGTCCGCTTAGTCAGTTCAAGACGATTGAAGGTAATTGTGATTGCTGCTACTTTTTTACTCATATCGTTATTTTAAAGGTCATACCCTGCTCCGCCTGGAATATGACAGACGCAGTATTCCCCTGCATTTATCTTTTTATAGTTTCTAAATCTCAAAAGTTTCTGATTGAAGTAATGGTCATGAGCATATCCGCGATGACCCCACAAGACCCCCAGTGACTTGCGGTGACAGATATTCGACGTTCCATTTGCCCCTAACCGTTTTATATCGCAGTTACGCGGGATGAAGTCCGTACCGTTATACACCCAGTCATTGAAGTAAGCCCAATCCAAATCACCAATCTCATCAGCTATGCCCTGCAAATGACCGTCACCCCAATAATCATCATTGTCAATGTAAATGATGTATTCACCCGCAGCAAGTTCAATGCCTTTGTTTCGTGGTGCGCCATCCCACCAGGGACGTTTATCAATCTTCACGGCCTTTATTCGCGGGTCATCATAACGTGCGACGATTGCCATTGTTTTCATGCACCCGTCAGCGACAACAATCAATTCCCAATCCGTGAAGGTCTGAGCAATGACACTATCGATAGCCCTCACGATCTTTTCATCTCTTCGTGAAGCAGCCCCGCCGTATTCAGCGAGAGTTGAGGCCATGATAACTGAGAACTTCATCTGTAAATCACGTATTTGTTATGATGTGCTATTGATCTCATGTTCTCTCGGTCTGCCTTTGTTTTCTTCCGGCCTATCATATAACCCGCAACAACCCAATCAAACATTGACAGATCAATTCCGGAAAAGTTACCCATGACCGGCTCAATTGATACAAGTAATTTATTCTTCAGTCCTTCCATTGTCTTTGCCCTGAACATCTTTTCGGGTGATTCAATTGTTGCACCAAGATAAACATTTTCCGGGAATTGAAACTCATGATACCTTTTAGGATTCTTTGTCAAGAACGCGAACTGATGAATATGATTCTCACGCACAACGTCAATCACCGCCTGAATCCATAACCTGTCAACCCACTCACCGAACAAATCAGCAAACGGGCAGACGAATATCACTGAAGGTTTTTTATACTTCTCAGGCTCCGTAAGCGCCTTCACGTTCAATCGCGGTACGTCGAAATTATCAAACATTCCATGACAGTAACAATATTCACAGCCATGCTTGCACCCGATCACCGGCGACCAAGCCCACTGATACCAACCGCGCGAAGGTATCATTCCTCTTCCTCCTGTCCGAAGTTCAGAACCGGCGGTTTAGGTTTCTCGCCTTCCATTTGCTCCATATAAAGAGCAACCTTTTCTTTGACCTTCGCAAGTATGACCTGGTAACTCATCTCATACAGGTCTGGTATCTCCTGTTCAAGTTCATTGAAGATAGATTCAAGGTTAGCATAAAGCGTTGCATTATATTTCGTAGTGAGGTTCTGAGAGATCAGCAGATTGATTGTTTCTTCTTTATATCCTCGGAACGGATTGA